TCCAAGAGAACAGCAACAATACGGCGAAGAAGTAAGATATATTCAATATCTATTAAATATATTAAGAGAACAACAGAAAAAACCTCAAACAAAAAAACAGAAAGAAAAAGAAAAAAAAACAAAAAAACAAATAGCAGAAAAATTAGGTCAATTGATTAATAATTTTACTTTAAAAAAGAATACTGATATTACACATACGGAACTTACACCAGAAGAAATATTGGACGCAAAATTAACAAGAGTATCTAATAAATATTATAAATTAGGTGGAGTAGATAGTGATAATTATTTAGCACAAGAAGGGATTGATGGTTGGAAAATTGATGAAAATTTATCTAATGATAAAGGTATAGTTGCTTTTAATGAAAAAACTGGAAAAGCAAAAGTGGCGTTTCGTGGAACAGATAGAGGAAACTTGGGTGATTTAGAAGCAGACGCAAGAATATATATGGGAAACGAACAAAACCACGATCATTTCAAAACAGCAAGAGAACAGACAAGATTAGCAATAGAAAAATATGGAAAATCAAATGTTTCTACTACTGGATACTCGTTAGGAGGTAATAAAAGTTGGTTAATGGGGAATGAATTTGGTATAAATTCATCTGGTTATAATTCTTTTATAGGAAAAAGTATTGTTAAAAGACCAGATATATACACAGAAGGAGTTAAACATAAAATTATAAGAACCCAAGATGATTTACCATCTATTCAAACTGCTTATTTAGATGGAAAAAATAATACAGAAGTAAAAGTAGTTGAAACCAGAGGTGGAAATATGAATGCTTTAAATCCATATAAAGCACACGCAGATAGTAATTTTATTAGTAATGAAGGAAGGAGTGGAAATATGAATAATGAAGGGGCATTATCAGAAAAAATGAGTAATTTAGCAAATCACGCAGTTAAACACGGAGAGTTAAGAACATTAGACGATATGATTAGAATAAATAAAAAATATAAAGTTAAAAATAGTCAAACTGGGGAAGAAGCATTTTTAACAGAGGACGAATGGGAACAAAGAGGAGATAGAATAGGGCAACAATTAGACGAAGCATCAAGAATAAATCAATTAACCAGAGGTGATAGAATGGAAGCAAGAGAAAGAGCAAGAAAACAAAGACAAACAGAAGATTTTGAAATGAGAGATAGTGGGGAATTAATACCATTAGACGAAATACCATTAATAAACCGAAGAGATCCAAGATATAAAGCACAAAAAAAATCAACATATCAAAGTGAATTGGATAGACAAACCCACGAATTACCAAAACAACACGCACCAAAACAACCCATACCATCAGATTTAGCAGAAGAATTAGGCGATAATTTACCATCTCATAATGACGATGGATTACCGATTGATTATGACCCATCTTTATTAGATGATAGTAAATCAAAAAGAAAAGCATTTGAAGATAAAGGAAAATTAGAACAATACAAACAAGATAAAGCAGAATTAGAAGAATTAAATAAACAATTAGGAGAATTTGATGAAGAAGATTTTAATAGAACATCAAAAGAAGCATTAGAAACATTTAAAGGAACAAATCAAGAAGCAAGAATAAAAGCAGAAACTATGAAAATTAGAAGAGATAGAGCAAGACAACAAGAACTACAACAAAAAACAAAAACACCACCAGATATAAGCACTACACCAGCACAAGACGCAGAGTTAAGCGATGTTTTAGAGTTCGCAAGGGGTTTATCTCCACCAAAAACAAGAACCAGAACTAAAACATTATCTACAAAAACAAGAGCAGAAATGAAAGGTTTAAGAAATAAAACTAATCCACCATTAGAAAGACCTAATAGTAAATCCAGAGGATTACAACAACAAACACAGAGATTAGAACAAGAAATAATGGAAGATACAAGACCACAACCAGTTCAAGAAGGACAACCACAAGATCAATCATTTACAGAATGGGCGAATGATAATAATGTTGAACCTTCTAATCATAAAAAAACATTATGGGAAAAATCTGGGGGTAAATTATCAGAAGCAGAAAAACAAGGATATAGTCCAACAGAAGAGCAAACTTTCGGTGATACAGATGATATAAATAATTTTGTTGAAGACGATAGAGAAGGAAGACAGAAAACATTAGAAGAACATTCACAAGCACAAAATCAAATGGAAACAGATTTAAATAATTTAGATGCTGCTAATATTCGTGCTGGTGGAAAATCTTATGGAATGGAAATTGCGAGAGGAATTCACCCTACCAATTTAGCATTAGGATATTTAACTGGAAAGGCGGCAGATAGTATAATGTCTAATTATGTTGATAAAATATTACCTTCTCAACCAGAAGCATTAAGAACAACTGAAACTGGTGTAATTGCTGGTGGTTTAACTTCTACAATTTTAGGGACTGCTTTATTACCAGAGGCGATCGCTGGGGGTGCTGGATATTTAACACAAAAATACGCTACGGAAGGAATATATAAAGGTTTAAAATCATTAGGAGCGAGTGAAAATGTTAGTGAAGGAGTTGCTGATACTGGTGGTGGTGCTGCCGCTGGTGGAGTTGCTGGATTTTTAGGAGCGTTTGCTGCTGGTGCTGCGACTGGGGCAGAAGAAGGAGGACTTGCTGGTTTAGGTATTGCCTCATTAGAAACTGGTGCTATTGGTGCTGGAATTGGTGGATTAATTGGATTAGGAAGTTATGCTATTGGGAAGATTTTTGGTTAATTAAAAAATAAATATCTCATTATATATTATATATAAATGGAATATAAATTGAATGATAATTTAAGTAAAAGATTTTTAACTGGATTAAAGAAATTGGATTTATCTGTTAAGGAACTAAAAGAGAAATGGGTTTATATTGGCGGTGAAAGCGGACATCATTTAAATTATTTTAAACGATATTATGGTAATGAGGAAATACCAGATCATCACGATTATTGTATATGCGGACATAAAATAAAAAATAATTGTTTCATTAGTGATGGGAATTATGTATTATCAGTTGGGGAAAGTTGTGTAAATAAATTTGTTCCTAAATTAAATAGAATATGTGAAGAATGTGGAACACGACATAGGAATAGAAAAGATAATAAATGTAAAAAATGTAGAAGACAATTTACAAGAATATATGATAATTGTATAGTGTCTTTTGATTAATTGTCTTTTTAAAGATAATATATAATTAAATAATATCTTTAAAAAACCAAAAAAAACAATTAAATTGGTTTAAAACTGGTTATTATACTGGTATAATCGTTTATAAAACCATATAATTTAAATTATATGGGTAAATAAATGGTATTTATGGTTAATTATGCTGTTATTATGCTGTTTTTATATGAATTAATCTGTATGTTCGGATTTAATCATTTCTTTTACTTCTTTTTCATCTTCATCATCATTATTATATATATTATATGATTTCATTATAGTTGATATACTTGTTCCCCTACTTGATACTAACTCTTCAATCTTTTTAAAATCTTTTTTTTGTAATAGATCTGCTATTAATACTTTAAATATTTTCGCTTCTCCTAATTTATCAATACTCATATTTAATATTCTTTCATTAAAAGAACTTATTTTTAGTTTATCTCCGTTTTTCTTTTTAATTAAATAATCACCATCATTTAATTTTAGATCTTTTAATTCTTGTAAAAATCTCTTATCTGTAATTATAATAGATTTATTACCAAATGTTTTATCTGTCTTATAATCGTTTATATCTAATACTGCTTTGTTCTTATTATGTGTTAAATAATTCTCATCTTCTTTATCTTTTGGTAATTTTGATACAAATTTTAAATTAATATCTTTATTTCTTAATCCGTGTTTAATAAATAAATAATTTATAATATAATTTAAACCTTTTAATTCATTTAATTTACCTAATAATTCATTATAATTTGGTAAATCTTTTTTTGTTTCACTCATTTTCTCTTTTCTTATTTGGATTATATCATCTCTTAATGAATTTCTAAACTTTATTAATTTATCTGTTTCTTCTCCATTATGTCGTCTAACTAATATAATCATATTCAGATATAACGCTTTTGTATTTGGATTATTATATAGTTCATTTAATTTTTTTATAATAGTTGTTTGTGTTGTTAAAACATTAAAAGGTAATGTATTAGATATTTGTAAATAAGTTTTTTGTGTCTGTGCGGAAACTTTATCTTTTACACTATCAATAAAATCTAATAATAATTCTTTGTTGGTTTTCTTCTTCGGCATTCTATATATTATTATACAAGAAAATAATTTTAAATTAATAATTAATTATTAAATATTAATTTTGTCTTTTTAGAGCAAATATTTAAATTAATCTTATCTTTAAAAAGTCCAAAATAAAAATATTATACTAATATATAAAAATGGCGACTATTAAGGAATTGAAGAAATCAATTAGAGATTACAAAACAAAGGAGAAATGCCCCCCTTTATCTAAAAAAGTTGGCGATAAAAGAAGAGCATTAAAAAAAGATGAGTTAATTACATTAATAAAAAAACTTAATTTGAAAAAATAAATCTGATATAAATATATATGAGTGGTCTTGAAAAATTAACGACAAAACAATTAAAGGATATTATCCGTGATTATAAAAAAGAGAGTTGCCCCCCTTATTCAAAGTTAAAAAAAAGTGATTTAGAAGAATTAGTTAAAAAATTAGGATTAAGTATTACATTAATACCTAAACAACCTAAACAACCTAAACAACCTAAACAACCTAAACAACCAGATCCAGACACATTATCTAAAAAAGCAATTGAATTACAAAAAATTAGAGATAAGGTGGATAAGTTAATAGAAGATAATAAGGATAAGTTAGAAAAAATGAAATTTGGAAGTGATGATAGAAAAGGAAAACCTTGGAAATCTTATTATGGATTTTTTGTTAATCGTTTAAATGTAGATGTTAGTGATAGTTCCGCACAAGGTATAGATAATTCTATAAAACTTGGTAAAGATCTATATAGAATGATAAAAAATAAATTAAAACAAAAATTACCAAATGTTCTGATATATGAACCTTTATCAAAAACAAAAGCATATAAAGAAGCATTAAAAAAATTGCTTGAAGGTTTAGATAAAGATATTGCTGCGGTTTATGTAGATAAAATTGAAAAAGAAGACAAAATGAAAGGATTAAAAAAGATAGAAAAGGAAATAAAAGAATTAAAAGAAAAACCAGAAACAGAACCAAAACCAGAAGAAATTGTGAAGGAAGAAGAATTTAAAGGTTTAGATAAATTAAGTGGATTAACCCCAGAAGAATTTAATAATTTTAATGAAAGCGACCATATAGGGTGGTATGGAATGGCGGACTATGAACTTGCGATGTATGAATATATTTTAAGAAAAAATAAAAATGATTGTATCCCCCTTATAGTTCAAAAAGAGAAGGATTTTGAAGATGAAATATTTTTATTAGGGATTGATTTAGATGGTAAGGGGAAGATAATAGGAAATGTTTATAACAAGGGTGGATATAATAAACTATTAAGCGAAGATAAAGTTAATGATGCTGTAAATGTAATGAAAGATAAATGTAAAAAAAGATTTATAGCAATTCCATTACACCTTCCACACCATTTAAATATGTTAATAATGGATCTAAAAAATGATAGTGTTGAACGATTTGAACCACACGGAAGCGGTTATGATGGAAGGAAGGGACAAGAATACGATATAAAAGTAAATGAAACTATAAAAAATCTTGTTGAAAAGGATTGGGGAATGACTTATAATCCACCCAGCGTTATATGTCCTTATACTTCTGGTTTTCAATCCATAGAAGGAGATAGTAAGATGTATAATGATGTTTTAACAGATGAATACAATAAATATATTACAAAACAAGGCGGATTATGTGCGTTATGGTCTTATATATGGTTAGATTTAAGATTAAGTAATCCAAATTTTACACCACAAGAAATATTTGAAAAAATATTAAGAGGGGGGAAAGTTGATAAATATAAAAAAGATAGAGATGAGTTATTGGAAAGATTAGGAAAAGATTTAACTTGGGATCAATATGAGGAAAAAAAGAAAGAATTAAAAAAAACAAAATTAAAAGAAGTTGGAGATTTACCAGATCTATTAAAAAAATGGTCTGTTATTTATGCTAAAAAAGTATTAACCCCCCTCGCTCATCAAGTTAGAGAATTAATAATAGATAATGCTTATAATTTAGGTGATATGAATAAAAAACAAATGGGGGAATATTTAGATAAAATAAATCCTTTAAAATTTTTACATTATTTATCACATAGTAAAAACACAAAACTTAATATAGCATATAAACAAGGTAAAAAAAAAATAAAAATACCAAATTATATTTTAAAAAAATATACTTTATATAGATATATTCACGATGATTTAGTAGCGGATATATTTAAAAAAATAATTAAAAATTCTTTAATTACAAAAGCAAAAATTTACACCCCATTATAAAGAAAAGTGGTGATAAATTATTTTACCACCGATTTTAAAAAAAAGCGGTGATAAATAATTTTACCACCGATTATAATTTAATTCTTCGTGGTTTTCTAATCATACTATCTGTTATTAATTCTTCTTTTTTTTCATCATATTTATAATTTAAACTTTTAATTTTTGTTATTACTTCTGGTTTTTTAATTGATTTACCATTTTTGCTCCAAACTGCTCCAACTTTACTATTAATATCTTTTTTTATTTTAGATAATCCTTTTTTTAATCGTGTAGTGCTAATATTTTCCATTATATATTATTAACAAATATTTTTTTTTAATATTATATTGTCGCACTTCCAAGAATTCCAACTTGACTATGAAATCTCATTACTCCGTCTGCGTCCATAGTAGGTTGTTCTAATGGTTGAGATGGTAATGTTGATGGAGGTGGTGATGGTATTAATGGAGGTGGAGGGATCATTCTTCTTTGTGGATTTACACCACCATCAAATCCACTATCTTCTCTATCTGCTGGATTAGGTTTCCAACTGGGATCGTGTATAGACATAAACCTAATAAATCTTTCTACAATTCTTTTTCTTCTTTCGTCTGGTGCTAAACTTGCTATTTCTCTATGGAAATCTTCACCTAATATTTGAGATACTGCTTGTTCTACTTTTTTAACATATCTGGGACTTTCTTTTTTTGAAAATTCTTTTAAAATTTCTATTGCTTGTTCGTCGCTCTCTATAACTGGTTCTACTACTGGTGGAACTACTGGTGGTGATGGTGATGGTGGATTTGTTGGTGATGAAGGGATATTTTGAAGGTTTCCTACTGCTTGGCGTTGGTCGTTTATTCTTTTACGCAGTTTTTCTTGTTCTACCATTACGCCTATTTTTACACCAGCAGTTAATCCTTCATATAAATTACCAATAGGCGTGTCTATATCATTAAGTTTTTTTTGTAAATCATTTAAAGTTAATTGTGCTGGTCTTTTTCCACTCCCTTCTAACGCTTGGACTTGTTGTCTAATAGTCATTAATTTATTCATCGCATCAGTATAAGCAGTTTCATATTTTTTATATGCTTTATTATCTTCTTCTTTTTTAAAAGGATTTTCTCCTCCTTGTTGAATTCTTATTGTTATTGCTGGTGCTTCATTACCACCAGTAATTTCAGTAAATTTAATACCTTGTTGTGATAATAACCTTTTTGCTGTGTCTTGGGGTCTTGCTGAACTATCTTGTCCTAATTCATAATTCATCTGATATTCAATCCTATTTTTTGGATCTAACATATAAGCATTTAAGTTTCTATCTAATGAAGCGAACCACACTTTATAATCTTTAACCAATTTATCTCTTTCATTAAATAAAGCGTTTTCTTGTTCTAATGGTATATGAAATATTCCGTCCATTATTTCGTTTTGTTTTGTTATATAATCTACATTTTCTAAATATCTTCTATATCTATCATATAATTCTACAAAACCTTTGGGTGCTTTTATATCTACTCTTTGATTTCCATATTTAACCCCCTTACTTTCTACTAAATCACCTTCTTCAATAGGGATTTGACTTCCGCTTGGTCTTACTGGAAGACTTCCACCTCCACCAATAACTCTTTGCTCTGCTTCTCTTGCTAATCTATCTAATTCTGCTTTTTTTCTGGGGTCTAAATCTTCTTGACTACTTGGTGGAACTATTGGTGGAACTACTGGTGGTTCAAATGGTCTTGATGCTGGAAGTGTTGGAAATTGTATTACACCAGCACCTAATCTATTAAAACTACCCATACTACTCATAGCACCCATACCAGCGGAAGAGGGTTGTTGAGATTGTTGTAATAATTGTTGTAATTGTGCTATTTTTTTTACTACATCATTAATATAATTACCTATATCTTCATTAGTTTTTAGATCACTTTGATTAATAACTTTAATACCCATTTCTTCTGGAATTTTAATTTTAAGTTTTTGTGCTTGTTCTTGTAAAGCATCATATTCATCTAATTTTTGTTTTAACTGATTTAGGAGTTCTTCCCTTTCTTTTTCTTTTTTTTTTGTTGCTGATGATTTACCTTTTTTTTTCTTTTTAACTTTCCTAATTTCTGTATCTTCTGGAAATACAATTTGAACTACTTGTGTATTTTTATTAGAATTAGCATTTTGATTGCCTCTTGATAAAGGTTGTTTAATTTGTATAATCTCTGGTTGTTCCTCCTTTTTAGATTTATCTTGTTTAGTCCGTTCAACACTCTTATTTTTAGATTTACTTTTTGAAGTCATTATATTATAATATAATAAAATAAAATATTATTAATAATTATATATGTATAATTCAGAAATGAAAACTAAAAAAATTATTTTGCCGAAATGTAAAATGGAAAAAACACCATACGATTTACCAAATCCAGAGGAAGAACAGAAGGAAATAGAAAGATCTAAACCCTCTGTTGAAAGGAAAAAAATAAAAAGTGAGGAAAAATATAATCAATTTGTTAAAAATTTATATAAAAAACAGAAAAAAAAAGATATTAAATAAAATTTGTCTTTTTGAAGATAATATATAATTAATGAATACCTTTGAAAATCCAAATTAAAATATTCTATTATAATATAGTAGAATGAGAAATTTGACTAATACTGGTGGCGATATATTTATTAATAATATGTTTGCTAATGGCGAAGCAATTGAAGTAATACAACAATCAAATAATACACAAGCGAAAGTTAATGTTTCTATGAAAGAAAACACAACAGAAGAAACAAGCGTAAATGATACAGATTTATTTTTAGTAGGGGATACAACTGGAAAAATTATTAAATATATTACTGGTGCTAATATGAAAACAATAGACACTAATTTTTGGAGTAGAGGAAGTGGGAATATTTTTCCAGCAACTTCAACAGATACAATATTAGCAAATAATAAAATAGAAATTGATACAATAGCAGATGCTACATATTTAGATAGTTTAATTTTTAGTAATACCAATAGCGGAACTGATATTTTAAATTATAAGTTTATGATGAAAGATGATGGATCTTATAATGCTTACCTAAAATTAAGAGTTGAATATAGTAAAAATGGTGCTAATAATGATGTATTTGAAATATCACACGACGGACAAATGATAATAACAAAAAGATTATTATTATCTAATGGATTACAAGTGGGAGAAGAAAGTTTTAATTTTTTAACTACTGGGGGGACATTAGCAACTACTACATTTTTTACTGCTTCTTCTCCTTTATCTTATAACAATTCTACTGGTGTTTTTACAACAACTTTTACACCAACAAGCACAACAAATATGAGTAATAAAACCTTTACAAATGCTACAACTTTTAATCAAGGATTATATGTTAAATATGATGCTTCTACAACTACATCTGGATTTGTCCGCTTCTATGAAGCAAGTGATTATGGGGATAATTATATTGATTTACACCCACAAAGTCATTCCATAGCAAGTAGTATAAATGTATTTTTACCTAATTCTCTTAATAATACTATTTTAGTAGGAAAAGATACAACAGATACATTAACAAATAAAACAATAAATAATACTAATAATACTATAACAACTTTTACTGGTAATTCTTCTGCTGTAATTACTACACCTTCTACAACTGGAACATTAGCACTTCAAAGTGAAATCCCTTCTACTGCTGGGTTTATTACTGCTACTTCAACTGATACATTACAAAATAAAACATTAAATAATACTAATAATACTATAACAACTTTTACTGGGAATAGTTCTGCGGCGATCCAAACTCCTTCTACAAGTGGAACATTAGCACTTCAAAGTGAAATACCAACTTCATTATGGACGAGAACAACCTTTATAGGTGGAAGTGAAATTAAACCAAGTAATAATGATTATTTACAAATAGAAAGTGGAAAAATTATATTACAAAATGCGACAGAAGGATATGATATAATAAGTAATTACACAGATAATACATTTGAAATAAAGGAAAAAGATGGAACATTAGTTTTTAAATATGATAGTGATAATGGTTATATAGATTTTGGAACTATTGCGTCTGCTCGTATGAACTTTGGAAATTATATTATACACGGAGAAGGCACAGCATATCCTACTGGGGTTGGAATGCCCTTTGGAACAACAAATACTATGTATGTATCTCTTGCTTTCATTAAGTCAATAACAACAGACGAAGTTGCTGTTAGTGAATTTAACGGAAATCCAGCATCTACATCATCTTATATTAGGTGTGATAGTTCTTCAAGGATATATTTTAGTAGTGATAAACTAAAAGTAGGTGAAATTAATGGTTCAACTGATCCAACAAGTAATTATATAGTAGAAAATAGTTCTTATGGGTGGGAAATTGGTGGAGAAATTCAAGAATATTGTTTAAGATTAGGTGGAACTGCTGGTGCTGTATATTTAGGTGATGATGCTGGTTCATTTCAACTTCATTTAAACGGAACTGGGGACGCTTATAAGGTTGGTTCTGATTTACAACATTTATTTTATGGTAATGGTTTAACTTGTGCTAATTCAAGATTTAAAGCGAATTATTCAAGTGATAGGTGTTTTTTAACAAATCCAAGTGGAACTGATAATGCTGTATCTTTTGCTGGTTCTTTTTTAGCGTATCACGACAACGGAACTGAATTAAATTTAAATTGTCCTAACTCTTCTTATGGAACTACTAATAGTAGTAATATTCAGTTAAGTTTTAATGGTTTAGCAAGAATAAAATTTTTTGGTTCAACTAATCCAGCAGTCCAATATTTACAAACGGACGGATCAACAACATATTTAAATGTAGGTAGAACATCAACATTTCCAACTGGTATGGGTGGGACTTGGGATAGTCAATCTGTTCCTATTGGTAATGCGTATTATCAAGGAGGAGCAAATACAAATGATACAGAGGGTTTTTGGTTCTGTCAAAACGGACAAACTACGGCATTTTCTTCAACAGCAGATTTACAAGCGATTAGATGGTATAATGAAGATAGTATAACAACTGGTTTTTATATTAGTAGTGGAGGTTCTATATCCACTTTTAGTGATAGTAGATTAAAAACTGAAATAATAGATTGGAAAAATACAGATAAAGAAAAATATAAAAAAATAAGAACAATTCGGTATAAGGAAAAAATACCAGATAATATTAATCCAAAAAGATTAAAAAAACAAAGTTGTATAGACCATTACAACGAAAGACATTATGGAGTTATAGCACAAGAAATTTTTGAATTATACCCAGAAATTAAAAATGATAATGAAGTAAGAGAATATAATAAATGGAAAGATAGGAAAGATAATTGGAATAATGGAATATATGAAAAAGAACATAAAGAATGGGAAAAAGAAAAAGATAAATATGAAAATTGCGACCAAAAAGATTGTAAAGATAAATGTTCTTATAAAGTTAAAGAACCTCCTAAAATATTTGATGAAGAAGAACCATATTTACATTTAGATTATAATAGAATAAATATAATAACTATTGGTGTAGTTCAAGATTTAATAAAAGAAAATGAAGAATTAAAATCTGAATTACAAGGAGTAAAAGATATTTTAAATAAATTAATTAATTCTAAAAGTTTTGCTGATTTTAAAAAGACAATAGCATAAAAAATAATATATTATGAGAATATAATGGATAAAACAAAAAAAGGAAAATTGACTAAACCAAAAGTGAAACCTATGTATAAACCAAAAAAAGATCTATCAATCTTACAAAAAAGATTAATGAAAGAACACAAAAAACATCATACCAAAAAGCATTTAGAAGAAATGACTAAATTAATGAAAAAAGGTTTTTGTTTTCAACAATCACACGATTTAACTATGAAGAAAGTTGGAAAATAAAATATTATATTATATTATATAATGGTTTATACATACAAACAAAAGTTTAATAAGAAATATGGGTTTAAATTAGATGAACCACATAATCTAAAAGAAATAGCAAAAATTACTGGATATAAATATTCTGGAATAAAAACTATATTTGAAAAAGGTGAAGGTGCTTTTACCACGAATAGAGGAGCAGTAAGAAAAAATATTACAAACCCCCAAGCGTGGGCGTATGCTCGTGTTTATGCTTCTGTAAATCCAGATAGTAAAGCACATAAAATAGATAAAATACATTTGAAAAAAAAATAATATATTTTATATATAAATGGAATTATACAAACCTATAAAAAGTGAAAGGAAAAATAAAAAGTTTAAAGTATTAACTAAATCTGGTGTAATACATTTTGGAGATAGTAGATATGAAGATTTTACACAACATAAAGATAAAAAAAGACAGAAAAATTATTGTAATAGAGCAAAAGGAATTAAAAATAAAAAAGGTGAATTAACTTATAAAGATAAAGAAAGTGCTAATTATTGGTCTTATCATTTTTTATGGAAATGTAAATAAAATAAATATCTAATTAAATATTTATATATATGACTGGTGCTGAAATGGTTGCTTTAATTGCTGTTGTGGGAACAACTTTGTCTGGGATCTTAACCACTCTATTCCATTCAAGGTGTAGTAAAATAAGATGTTGTGGTGATTGTATAAATTGCGATAGAGAAGTGATACACGATAAAGAAGAACAAATCGTAGAACCTCGTATAGCACAACCAGTAGAAATTCCTAATAGAAATGATGTTTAGAAATTGTCTTTTTAAAGCATTATTTAAATTATATATTTTCTTCAAAAAGACAAAAAAAAATATATAATTTATTTAGTTATTTTACCCATAATTAATTCTATTCCATTTTTTAATTTTCTTGTTCTAAATGATGTTTTATCAAAATGAGAAGGTGGAACTTGACGAAATCTATAAAAATTAGTAGTTTTATAATTTTTAATTCTTTTACCTTTATCAGAAAAATCTTTTTTCTTGATCCATTCTGTCGCTGATTTTTCTGTAAATTTAGATTTTGGAATAATAACTGATTGAATTTTATAAACCATATAATATAAAATATATTTTATTTTGCGTTTTATTTATTTTTTTTTTCTAATATAATAATATATAGTAGAATGTGGAGAACGATTAATTATTTAGGAGTTTATAATAATAAATATTGGATTAATGAAATTGGTGAAATTAAAAATAAACATAATAGAATACTAAAACCAAGAAATAATGGAAATGGATATTTAATAATAGATCTATATTATGGTAATGGAAATAAAAAAACTATACCTATTCATAGATTAGTTGCTGAAACATATTGTATAAAAAAAAATGAAAATCATAATCAAATAGATCATATTGATAATAATAGATCTAATAATAATATATCTAATTTAAGATTTATTGATAGGAGTGGTAATAATAGAAATACTAATAGACCTAATGAAACTGGATATAGAGGAGTTAATATGTGTAAATCTGGAAAATATAAATCATCAATTAGAATTAATGGAATAAAAACACATTTAGGAGTTTATGAAACACCAGAAGAAGCAAGTGAAAAATATGAAGAACAATATAATATATTAATGGAAGAATATTAATCTGCTTCAATATCATTAATTACAATTTTATTAAATCTTTGATAATATCTTTCATTAGTCGGTTTATTATTTAATATTAATAGAAAACTATATTTATCTTTCCAAGCAATTTTTAATACTTCGTTTTGTTGTTCTTTATTCAAATCACTCATTAATTCATCTTTAATAGCATCTAATTCCCTTTTATTTTCAGTTCTAAATACATATATAGAAGAAGCATTAACCCTAAATGTTAAGGGTAATTCATTATATCGTTGGGATAAAATCCATACACTACAACCACTACAACCTTCGCCTTCTGGATTAGTTAAAATATGTCTTCTATTGAGAATACATTTAGACATAAAGGTTGATTTTTTGATGTCCTTTATTACATCGTCAAGCACCAAAAGACAATTATTATTTTCTTCATCTTCTCTTTCAGTTTCTATAATCTGTTCCATTAGTCCATCACTATATTTATTAAATACTCTATCTTCATTTAGATTGAGTTTATCAAGGGGCAAACTCGCTAATGATGAAGAAATTAAATATATTTTGTCGTAATACTTATAGAAGAAACGAGGTTCATTAGGTTTTTTTTTCGTGGGTCTGCTACATAACATAGCAAGAAATAACGATGATTTACCAGATCCAGCAGATCCAACTATATAACTAAATGAATTCATCGCCTCTAATGGTTTAGCAACTTGATATGCTACATTAGAAGTATTATCTACATTTTGAGATATTAATGGAATTTTGTTTAACTTCTCATTATCAATAATTTTCATTATATATATAATGTTATAACATTTAATTTTGAAAATTATTTTCTTATAATAGATTATAAAATGGCGAATGTTGAAAACTCACTACCGATGTCTATGAGATACACTATTACTGGAAGCGACGCAATACCTTCCAGAACAAGATTAAGCAGATTTGATGCTACTTCTTCTGAATATGCTTCTAATAGCAATAATAAGATTTTAATTCCAGTCCAAAGCGACGGATTTTTAGATACTACAAAGAGTTATTTATTTTTAAAGGTTTCATCTAATCACACTTCCGCTGGTGATCACGCAGTTAAATTTGATGGTAATGTTGCCTCTGTTATTGATAAAATTGAAATTGCTGTATCTGGTTCTTCTGGAAAAGTTGAAACATTAGATAGATATAATTTATACCATTTATACGATCAAGTTTGGAATTCTGGTGTTGAAGATATTACATATCAACAAGTAGTTAATGGTGGTTCAGCACCAGCGTTAGAGTGGGTCGCACAAGGAGCAGAATTACAAAAAAATGACGGACACAATAATAAAGCAGATCATATGGTTCTTGCTTTAAAACTAAAATCTGGTTTCCTTTCATCTTATTTTAATAAAGCACTCCCACAAGGTCTTCCCCAATTTACAATTGAAATTACATTAGCATCTGGAATTCAAGCATTCATCGCACAGAACGCCGATGTTGCTGTTAATACCTATAAGGTAAGTGAATGCCGATTTTATGCCCCAGTATATCAAATATTAGATGAAAATGTGATGGGTGCTTATACAAGACAGATCACTTCAAGTCCTACTATGTGGGTCGCTCAATCATATTCTACAATCATTAATAATGTTGCCGCCCAATCCTCAAAACAGACCTTACAATTAAACGCTTCTTATAAATCTCTTAATGGTATGATTACACTAATGCGTCCTTCTGCTAATATGAATGATAAAGTAAAAAATATATTAACTGCTACTAATATTAGTGGTGTTGTAAGTTATTTATACCGCATAGGTGGTAGTCAATACCCCCAAGACGCAGTTGATATAGCGAGTGTTGAAGCAACTGGCGTTGGTCTTAATCTTTCTCGTGCTTATATGGAAGCATCTAAAACATTAGCACCTCACGGACATATACACGCTAAAAATACTGCTGTTTCTCAAACTCGTTTCGCCGCTGCTGATGCCGCTGGAAATGCTGTTGGTGCTGGTTCTATGTGTATTAACTTAACCAGATTTAGTGATGATAGATTAGTTAATTTAGGTCTTAATACTGCTGGTTCATCTGCTCCTTCTATTATTGAAATTGATTTTGGTGATACTACACCAGCACTCCAAGACGCTACGACATTCTGTTTATATGATTGTGTATGGATACTTAATCCTAATGGAATGGTTGAAAGATCATTTTAATTTAATTTAATTTAAAAAAACCTTAATTTAAAAAAAAAATGTTGTTATATATTATAATGGAAATTGTAGAACATATAGACGAAGTTGAAAATCTTGAAAATAATATACAACAACCTTTTACCCAAGAAGATTTAATGAATGCTGAAAAATATGATCCTAATGTTGATTATAGAGAACAATTGTTAAAAAAATATGAAAATTATAAAGTCCCAGATTATACTGGTTTAGATGATTTTGTTGAAGATAAAGATAAAATAGCATTAATCCGATATTGTAATTTAATAATAAAAAAAAACTTTCCAGAATATCCAGCAGTAATGGAAGAAATATTAGTAAAGAAAATGTATTATGATACAATTAGAGATATGAGTAAAGAAGATTATTTAGAAGAGAAAAGAAAAATAAATGAATTATCAGTATTAGATAAAGAATTACAAAAAATAAAAGATGAAGATAATTTAGAATACGCATTAAAACAAATTGAAGAAAAATAAAATATATTTATATAATATAAGACAAAAAAGACATAAGCAAAAAAAGTATTAAATCCTTCCTCCCATACATTTTTTTTTAATTATTTAATAACCTTATAATTAAAAAAAAATATATTATCTTATAATATAATAAAATGTCTAATGTGAAAATATTGAGATTAAATAATTGTGGTGATAATAATAAAATAAGACAAGATACAGATAAAAGCGGATTTAAATATATTGTAGAACCAGATTTAATTAATAATGGTAGATGTTTAGTTGAAGTTATTAGTGGTTGGTCGCAAATTACACAACAAACTATAAGTGTTGGTGGTGCTGTTCTTGCTACTACAAGAATAGTTCCTAATAATGTCCCACAATTAGTAATTAGATCTAATATTATACAAGAAGGAGAAGATACTATTACTGGTGGAGGTGGATTAATATTAGGGACGATGTCCTTACAAAATTTAGATGCTGTTTCAGCAACTAATAGTGCTTTATCTTCTAATTCTGCTAATTTTAATCAAAATGATAGTTTTTCTTTTATATGCGAACGCCTACCATCACAACTACATATACAGAGATTATATTGGTCGCAAGACCCAACAGCACACGCACATATACCAGTTTTATTACCAGCAGATAATATAGCGACTGGTGATAATAAACATTTAATACCCTTTGAAGTTGTATTAAAACTGACTTTTATAGATATGGAATAAAATGGATTTTTAAAGCATTTATTTAATTATATATTATCTTTAAAAAGACAAAAATAAATTAATAATTAATTAATGCGATAATTTAGTTATATTTTTTTTCTATGTATATATTATAATAGCAAAATGCCGATTAGAAAATACGAATGGGAAACCGAAGAAGAAAAAAAAGAATGTAGAAAAAAATATGATAGAGAACAGAAGTTTTATAAATATTGGAAAGATAAATATAAGATCATAGTTAAACCAGATCAAGTAGATATGTTTATGAAAAATAAAAGTATAATAAAAAAAGCATTACCTTTATTGGAGTTTTTAAATCAATTAGAAATATTAGAAAATGAAAACCCAGAAATAATTTCAAATCTCTAATCAAAAATATATATTTAGGAAAATTAATATATTAAGGATATTTAAATTTTTAATATATTAGTTATTTTTTTTAATTCTCTAATCAAAAATAATTTTAAAAAAATTACATCTATAATAGATTTTTAATTTTTCAAATCTCTAATCAAAAAAAATATATAGAGTATTTAAATTTTAAAATATCTAATCAAAATATTTAGGAATAATTAAAAATATATAGAATATTTAATTTTTTGAATTAATTAATAATTAATTAATTTTTTTAATGCGATTTTTTTGGATTTTTTTTCTCTAACTATAATATATAGAAAATGAAAAACGCCAATTCTCAAAAATCTCAAACGCCAGATAATTTTGTAGCATATAATTATATGTCTAATTCCAAAACAATTAGAGAAGGATTATTCAAAGTCCCTCTAATAAAACCAAGTAATATAACAACAGAAAAACATTTTAAATTACAAAAATTACCAGATATTCCCCCAAAAAGATTAATGAATAAAGAAGAAAAAAAAGAAGGATATAATAATGTATGTTTTAATGGTTTAACATTTAAAAGAGTTAAACAATATGATTGGAAAAACGGACAATCTCAAAAATATATGTATTTAGAAGAAGAAAAAATGAAAAAACACACCGCATATTCTCTATTAACTGGTTCTAAAAATAATTTAGTTGTTTTAGATTTAGATTGTATGAAAGAAACTTGGTTAGATCAAAAAAACAACCACCCTTTTATAAAATATTATAATAAGAAATATAATTTAGAACCAAATGAAAATTATTTAATTTCAATTGAAAATATTATTAAAAAAATAAATACTTATTCTGTAAAAACTCAAAGTGGAGGATTTCATATATATTTTAAAACTGAAAATGCTGGTGCTTATCCATCTACCGCATCTAAAACATTAGAAGTTGATATTAGAGGTGAAGGTGGTTTAATTGTGGGTGCTTATTCAAGAATAATTGATACAGAAGGAAATATAAAAGAATATAAACCCTTTACTGATATAGAAGTTGATGAGATTGGCGACCATAGTGAGTTTATAAATAGTGTATATGAAAAAACACCAGTATCAAAAAATAGAAAAGATAAAATTAATATGAAAAAATATCAGAATATAAAATTAAATCCTAATTTATATAGTTTTTATGTTGATGATGAATTATTAAATAAAATAGAAAATAGATTACCAATAACATTCTTTCAAGATCCTATGGAATATTTAAAATTAACAGCATTTTACAAAAAAATAAATAGACAAACTGAATGGGATAATATAAGTAAAAAACATTCTGGTTATAATTACACTAATAATATGAATATGTGGAATAGTGCTGATACTGGAATAAATAGTGTTGAATATGTATTAAAAAAAATTGGAAAATTACATTATTTAAATTACATTAAATATAAAGATATTATACACAATAAAATTAAACCAGATGAAATAGTAAATAGTAAAGGTAAAAAGGGATTAAGTGAAGTATTAAATATTGAAACAAATAAAAATTATGTTATTAAATCTGGAACGGCAACTGGTAAAACTTATTCTATAAATGAATATATACATAAACACGACCATAAATTATTAAGTATTGTTTCAAGAACAACATTAGCACAAGAACACCAAAGGGTATTTGGTAGTTGGTATGAAAAAACTGACCCAGAATTAGCAGAACAAGATAATTATATTTTATATAGCGAACATAGAAACGAATGGTTAGGACTTTTTGAAGGTGATAATATGATAATACAAATAGATAGTATTGAAAAAATATCTGGTTATGATTTTTCTGAATATGTTGTATATATTGATGAGTTAAATAGTGTATTTGAATATTTAATGAGTTCATCAACATTAGCATCAAGGAGAAGGTCAGTTTATAAATTATTATGTAGAATATTAAAAGAATGTAAGCAGTTTATAGGAACTGATGCTGATATTAGTGATCTTTGTATGTATTGGTTAAATCCAGAAAAATATATTACTGGATTATTACCAGAAGACATAAAAGATTTTATTAGTCAATCACCTAATATAGAATGTGAATATATACAAAATACACACAACCATTATCAAGGAGTAAAAGCAACTGAATTATTTAGTTATGATGAATTAGTAAAATTAATAAGTAAAGAAGAAAAGTTTATGGTTTGTTGTGATAGTGCGACAGAAGCAAGAAATCTTCGCAATAAATTAAATAAAGACAATAAAGATAAATATAATGAATGTATTGTTATTGATAGATTATATAGTGATAAAGATGAAAGCGATTTAGATAATATACATCAAGTTATATTCAGTCCTAAAATTGTATATGGATTAGATAGTCAAATGGAAAGAAAAGTATTCTGCCTTTTTAAAGGTCATACTATACCAGCAAAATCTATGCTTCAACAAATAGCAAGGTGTAGAAACCAAGATCATTTATATTATTATTTTATGGATAAAAAAGAAATATTAAAAGATTTTGAGTTTAACAATACTGGTGAAGTAGTAGATAAAATAAAATATTTAGATAGTTATATTAACTCATATTTTAAACAACAAATAGAAAGGGAAGAAATAGAGGAAATAGAATTAGAAAGACAGAGTTTTTATAATTACTTAATAGGTTTCTATTTATATAATTTAGATGCTGATTGTTCTAATAAGTTCTTTCATTTTACTAATGGATTAAGAAGAATAGGATATGATATAACATCTGGAATGAAAATGAGTTTAGATGTAGATAAAAAATTAGCAAAAGAATTAAGCGAACTAACATCAGAAGAATTAGAAACACATTTTCACCAAAACAAAGAAGAAGAATATTACCAGAGAATTAATGAAATAATTAAATTACCACAATTAGAAGATTATGATAAATATATGGATATATTCATTAAACCAGAAAAATTACAGCAACATTTAAATTATTGTAATTTATATTTGAAAGATACAACATTAAACGAGTTGAAAAATGAATATAAAGATAAAGAGTTTTGTGCTAATGTATCATTAGGAGATACTAATAAAATAAATTGGATAAAAGAATTATGTAAAAAGGTTTCTATGGAAGAAGGAAGTTTAAAACCAACTAAAATATTAACACCAGAAGAAGCAGTAAAATACAAAGAAGAGTATTTAAAATTATTTAGACATCAAGGAAAAAAAGATAAATTAGATTTTGAAAATAAATATAAATTAGGTGTTATATTAAAATCTGCTATGGATACGATGTGTGGAGATATTAAAAAAGATCCTTTTGTAAGTCCTTATAAATCCATACAATTTAAAGAAGGAAAAGGTAAAGATAGAAAAAGTATTACGAGTTATGAGGTAGATTTAGGTTGTGATACTCATAAATATCATAAAGGTTTATTCTTATATAGAATAAATAAAAAGAAATATTTGAAAAAAGCATTTAACAATTATCAGAATAAATGTAAAATGAAAGAATTATTTAATAATATGAAGTTAAATAAATTAGAAAATCCTAAACCAGAAATAAAAGTTTCACCTAATAAAGTCATATTATCATTTGACTAAATAATTAATTTTATAAGTTAATTCATATAATTTTTTTTTGTAGTAAAATATTATATGAGTTCAACAACAGAATTACTAACAGAATTGTTGGATAATCTATATGATGAAAAAGATAATTTTTCTAATGAAAACAAATATTTAATTATTTGTAATTTAATTAAAAATGTGGGTTTATCTTGTAATAAAGATAATTATTATAATGATCTATTAAATGAAAGAGATAATATTAATTTTTTAAGAGCAAGTAGGAATAAACTAATAAAAGAAAATAAGAAGTTAAAAAAAATGATAAATATTAAGTAAATAAATTTTCTTATTATATAATATAAATGAGTGAAAATAAAGATTTTACTTTGACTTGGGGTCAATATTTTAATTTTACTGAAAAAGAGATCTTAACTGCTACTGAAAATGTAATAGTAATAAAAAATAAAATATTACAATTACACGAGAAATTAGAAAAATATAAGAAAGATTTTAAAAATGGTGAATATGAAGAAGAGAAAAAAAAAATAAAATCACAGATGGATAGATTAGAAATGAGTAAAGAATGTATAAAATATTATTATAAATTAGAAATTATGTTATAATTAGATATTTTGTCTTTTTGAAGCAAATATATAATTTTATAATTCCTTCAAAAAGACACTTTCTCTAACTATCCTAAAATTTTAAATTACTATAAGGATCTGGTGCTTTCTGTGGTTGATAAAAAGGTTCATTAACTACCTCCCTTACACTATCTTTTATTACTTGTTTATCTGCTTCTTTTTTATATTTGCTCTTTTCCTCCCTTCTTTTCTTATTTGCTTCTACCATTCTTTTAGTTGCTTCTATTTGTGCTGGTGTTCTCGTTTTAACACTTCTATTATCTAATTTACCATTCTTTCTTGTTTGTAATGTTTTACCTAATTCAATTTCTTTTTTTTCCTTTTCTTTTTGTAATTCCATTTTCTTTAATTCTCTTGCTGTTATTTTAGGATTTTTTGCTTTTTCATATTCACCTTTATCATTCTGAACCATATATATAATCTTTTCCTTTGTAATAACTTGTTTTGCTAATTTTTCTTCTAATGGTTTTTTAGGTCTTCCTTTTGGTTTTTTCTTTTTTTCATATTGAGGTGCTACACCATAAGAACTATTATAATCATCTATTTCCTTTTTCTCTTCATATGTTAATTTTTTTTTTGGTTTATGAACTTTCATTACTGGTTTATTATTTACTTTTAATGTTTCTTGTTCCTTAACAACATAATCATATAATTCGTCTTCATCTAATACCTTTACTTTGGTTTCATTTGGAGATTGGGGTTCTATGCTTTCATCGCTACTGCTTTCTGTATCAGTCATTTTATATTATATATTTAGAAAATAATTCTGAATTAATGTTTTATAACATTAAATAATTATGTTATAAACCATAAAAAAATATTTTTAAAAAAATAAATACTATGTTTTACCCATTCTTTCTAAAACTGCGTCAATTATTTTTCTTTTATTTTGATGTTCCATATCACTTTCTATATTCTCTACATTATCTATATCTTCATCAGTTCTAATTATATTCATAGGTGTAAATGGTCTATTTCTTGCGTCAGCACCAGCAGTTAATCCTCTTGTTCTTTGAATGGCGATCTCTTTTTGCGTAATTGTTTTATTAATAGGATATACTAAAAAACCTATACTAATTTCATAATTAATATTATTAAAATTTACCAAATTATCATTTTGATCGGTTATTCTTAAATCTAATGCGTCTATGTTTGAATGTAAAATAGTGTTTTGTCTGCTGTCGTTTTGGTTTAAATATATTATATTTCCACTATTAACATCAACCGAAACCTTTTGAATTGTTTGTGAAAATCCAGCACGAGTAGAGAAAACCATATTAGATGAAGCATTAGATTTTATAAATAAACTATGAATAGATGCTAAATCAACCACATTATTACTGATAGTAGTTCCACCAGCAACCACCACACTATCATTATCAACATCAGTAGAAAATCCACACACCTTCGCCGCACTTGATAAACCCCATCTAATAGTTTGTGTAGATCCACTTGTATTAGTTAATGTAATTTTCATAGTGTATCTATCATAAGTAGCAGAAAACGGAAAACCAGCATCATTAGTTATAACATCTATTAACTCATATATATCATAATTTTTTGAAGGAAATGTGAATAATTGGTCTGTATCATATACAATCTCATTATTTTTTACATCAGCACTAACATTATAAAAACTATAAGGTATTTCTCCACTTAAAATTAGTTGGTGTATTTCTTCTGTATTGGGATCTAATGTTATTGGTTCTTTTAGATCAATAAATAAATGTGAGTTTAATAAACCTTCTCTTTCTGCGTCTTTGCTTCTAATATGAACGACATACTGGCGTAATGGTTGAACTATTTGATTATCCATTATTTATATATTATTATACAACATTATAATTATAAAAAATATGTTATATAATATTATATAATGGCGGACACCGAATTTATAGATTACGAAAATAGAGAATTAACAAGATTACAGCAAACTTTTACTCCAAGAGAACAGCAACAATACGGCGAAGAAGTAAGATATATTCAATATCTATTAAATATATTAAGAGAACAACAGAAAAAACCTCAAACAAAAAAACA